AGTGATGGAGTAAAACGTTCTCTACCTAAAATCCTAGTATTTCCTAATCTAACCAATCAAGACGCATATCTACAGTATAGATTTGGATTAGCTATGGCTAGTGCAGGTGCAGTAGCTAAAGGCGAAGTAAAATATCAAAAAACTAATGAATTTGGTGAAAAACTAGTGGTAGTTCCTCAGACACAAGCTGAAGAAGATATTGTGAACCTAGCTAGAAAAATCTATGGTGATGAAGCAAATTATAAAGTTGTTAGTTCACCACAATCAGAAGAAGCCAAGGATGTTATCAATGTAAGTCCTGTGGCTAAACGTAAGAAGAACAAATATGGTGTCTAATCAAATTAAATTAACAGCCAGTGATTTTTATAAAACCGAGGATCTAATTCCAGAAGCAGTATTGGATGAAAATGATCCATTACATGATATTCAGCGTTTAGCTGGATTAACTCCTGGACTAAATGTGGGCTCACTCCAGGAATATAAAGGTCCTGAAACAGTTAAAACTGAAGGTAGTAACCCAAGTGTTACAGCTAATGAAAAAATTAAATACCAACAACAACACAATATCCAACCAGGTACTCCAGAATGGTTTAGACTATGGTTTAGTCTACCATATCTAACAGGCGAAAAACCCTGGTAATTGTAGTACACCACTTCTAGACTAGATAAGTAAAAGTATGGCAAATACAGATTCAGTTCTAGTAAAAAAACCTCATCTAAAGTCAGCATTCACTGAAGAACAACTACGAGAATTCGCAAAGTGTGCAGACCCTGTCACGGGACCTGAATACTTCATGAGTAATTATTTCTACATACAGCATCCTACTCAAGGGCGTATGCTATATGCACCTTTTGAGTATCAAAAACGCCTAATACATTCATACCATAACTACCGATTCAGCATCTCACTAATGCCTCGGCAAACAGGTAAATCAACATCAGCTGCTGGATATCTACTCTGGTATGCTATGTTCGTGCCTGACAGTACTATCCTAATTGCCGCACACAAATACACAGGCTCACAAGAAATCATGCAACGTATCCGATACGCTTATGAAAGCGTGCCAGACTTTATACGTGCAGGTGCTGTGAGTTATAACAAGGGTAGTATAGACTTCGATAACGGTAGTCGTATAGTTTCAGCTACAACTACTGAAAACACAGGTCGTGGTATGTCTATATCATTACTATACGCTGATGAGTTTGCCTTCGTTCGCCCTACTATTGGTCGTGAGTTTTGGACTTCAATCAGTCCAACCTTAGCAACTGGTGGTAAATGTATTATTACATCAACCCCTAACAGCGATGAAGATCAGTTTGCTACCTTATGGAAAGGTGCTAACAAACAGGTTGACGAATTTGGTAACCCCACAGAATTAGGACAAAACGGATTTAAGGCATTCCGTTCATACTGGAATGAACATCCTGACAGAGATGATGCTTGGGCAGTGCAAACTCGGAGCCAATTGGGTGACGAGCGTTTCCGTCGTGAGATGGATTGTGAATTCATCATCTGGGACGAAACATTAATTAATCCAAGCTATCTAATAGAACTACAAGGAGTGGATCCAATAGAACGTCAGGGTCAAGTACGTTGGTATAAACGTCCAGATCCAAATATGACATATCTGATTGGGCTTGATCCTAGTCTAGGTACTGGTGGAGATCCAGCAGGTATACAAGTATTTGAATTACCAACGTTTGTTCAGGTAGCAGAATGGCAACACAATCGTACTCCTATACAACAACAGATAGGTATACTGAGTGAAATTACCAAGTATCTTAGTGAAACTGTTCCTGTAAATAATATCTATTATAGTTTAGAAAACAATAGTATAGGTGAGGCTGGGTTAGTCAGTATTAATGAAATTGGCGAGGAAAATATCAAAGGCACGTTTTTAAGTGAACCTGCAAGGGTTGGTACGAGTCGTAGATATCGTAAAGGATTTAATACCACAAATAAACCTAAAATTACCGCCTGCGCAAAACTTAAGAATCTTATTGAAACACGTCGTATGAGTATTAATAGTAGAAATTTAATCAGTGAACTTAAAACATTTGTAGCACATGGTAGCAGTTATGCGGCCAAACCTGGCGAAACAGATGATTTGGTTATGAGTATGGTATTAGTTATACGTATGGCACAACTACTACAGAGCTATGATGCTAAGTTAGATAATGTAATGAAAGACACCCTAGACGATTATATTGAACCTATGCCATTCATAATGATATGAGTATAGATTGCCAAGTTATACCTACTTTGGTAATTACAGATAAATAACAGTATGAGAGAAATTAACAAAATTGCAGAAAGCCTATTTGAAAAAATTCGTGACAGATTTGAGGATGTCAGCTTAGGTGATGAAAATGCCAAGGCTACTCAAGATCCCCAAAAAGCACGTTTTTTCAATTTTGACTATGCAGTAGACGGTGAAAATCACGGTAATATTACATTTAGTATTATTGATGAAACAAGTTTGAAAGTTTATTTTAGTAAAAATATCAGTCAGGATCTAAGCGAAGAAGAAAAGACCAAATGGTATAGTTTCTTACGCGAACTTAGAGAATTTGCAAGACGTAATCTATTAAGTTTTGAACCTAGAGATATAACTCGCAGTACATTAAAACATAGAGATATTCAACAACAAAGTAAAGCCGATAGCACATATGACAAAGACGAACTTGTCAGTGAAAGTCGTATGTACGGTACGCTTAATCGTAGCTATGAAAGTTTTGGCCCTGTACGCATTAAACTAGCACACACTAAACCTATCATGGACGAAGCACACGGTGCTCGCAGTCGTAACATTGCCGCAGTGTTTGTTGAAAATGATCAAGGTGAACGTTTCCGTTTACCATTTAATAACCTAACAGGTGCACGTGCCATGGCACGCCATGTGTCAGCAGGCGGTGTTCCTACAGATGAACTAGGTATGCATATTACAGAAATGGTTGAAGAAATGATGACTTTACGCCCATTTGTTCGAGGCATGCAACGTCGTACATTTGAAGATACTGTTACCAAAGAGATGGTAGAATCTGCATTTGGCTATCATGGTTTATTAAAAAATACCTTAAAGAAAATGAAAGGTAAACGCGGTTACACAGAATTTAAAGAAAACTTCAAACCATCACTAGTTGAAGATGATGTAGATGTAGCAGAATTAAAAGAATTGTTTGTTAAGAAAACTCTTGACGAACGTATTGAACAAGCATTACCTTTAGTACACAAGGCCTATACAATCATGAAAGAAAATAATAACCCATTTGCACAACAATTTGAAAGTTGGGCCAACACAGTTGCTGAAGGCAGCTGGGCACTACCGGACACAGAAGATGAAGTTGGCCAACTAATTGAACTATTAAGTGAGCCACTGCCAGTTGGTGTTGATGCACAAAACGCAACCAATGCCTTATATAATCTTATCGGTGATGACAAATTATTTGACCGCCTGGAAGCATTATCAGATGTTGATCCTGAAGCAGATGCACGTGATGTGATCACAAGTTGGTTACAAGACAACCTACCACATATCTATCAACAAATTGAAAACGAAATTGGTGATCCAGATTATCCAGCAGAGCCAGGTAAACAAGAAGTAGATGAAGCTGCTGATTCGTTAGAAGGCAAGGTCACAGCACTTCTAAAAAGATTTGAAGAAAACGCTATGGAAATCGGAGCATATGGTGATCCAGACATCAATGAAGTTATCAATCATCTAAAGAATGGCAATTCTGAAGCTGCTGCAGAAGTTGTTTGGTATTCGTACTCCGACCAAGACGGTGGCGAAGTACCACAAATAGAACCTTATGTAGATGACCTACAAGCAGAGTTTGAAGAATTAACCAGACAGGGAACAACAAACGAAGGCGAAAGGCAAAATGATGATGTTGAATCGATTCAATCAGCGATCATACGTAGAATCTTAAACAACTTAGAACAACACAGCGAATTACTTAAAAAAGCAGGCCCAGATGGTATCATGAATGCTGCACACGATGTAGCATCATTCCACGCACCAATGGAAGAAATAGGCACAAGTGATGTTAGTATCATGGTCCGTGAAGTATATAATGAAGTAGGCGTAGAATATCCAGAAGAAGTAAACGAAGATAAAGAAGAATGTAAATATTGCGGAGGTGATTGTCCAAACGATGAAGAACACGCTTGCGATGGCTACTTAGGCGACATTGATGACTTATATAAAGTAACAGAAGCAAAAGACACAATCAAATATGATCCTAAAACAGGCAAATTAACAGGCTGGGAACACGAAGGTGATTGGGAAAAACAAACTAAGAAGAAAGATCCTGTAGGCAAGGTTCATAATTTAAGTGATCTTGCACGCAGACGAACAGAAAAAATGGCCGATAAAGAAAAAGTAGAAGAAACAGATTACAGCGAATACGATAAACCAACATTCTTACGTAAAAAACCAAAAGAATTACCTAAAAAGTCTGGTTGGACAGGATATAATACTGATGAACCTGCATACAAAAGACAAGCAGATTACAATCAAGAAAGAGAACAAATGAAAAAACTAGCAGGCTTAAAATAATACAATATAAGAGTAATACCAAAAGGGCTTAACGGCCCTTTTGTTTTGGCTAAAATATTTGAAAATATCACTTGCGGAATAAATAATAGTAGCGTATTATGTATAGATGCATAACACGTTTAGGCATATAAAGACCAACTTAAAACACAAGGAGTAATAACATGGCAACATCATTAGCAGAAATCCGTGCAAAATTACAAGCACAAGAAACTCGTTCACAAGGCGGGGGTCAATCACAAGGCGATAACGCCATCTACGCACATTGGAACATTGCAGAAGGTTCCAACGCAAGAATTAGATTTTTACCAAACGCAAATCCAAAAAACGACTTCTTTTGGGAAGAACGTTTAATGATTAATTTATCATTTGCTGGCGTTAAAGGCCAAGCAGATAGTAAACCAGTCACAGTACAAGTACCATGCGTGGAAATGTATGGCGAAGCATGTCCTGTATTAGCAGAAGTGCGCACATGGTTTAAAGACCCAGCATTAGAAGAAATGGGTCGTAAGTATTGGAAAAAGAAATCATACTTGTTCCAAGGCTTTGTTCGTGAAAATCCTATTACAGATGACAAATCACCAGAAAATCCAATTCGCAGATTTATCATCAGTCCACAGATTTTTAACTTGATCAAATCAGCATTACTTGATCCAGAGTTAGAAAACTTACCAACAGACTATCTAGGTGGGTTAGACTTTACTGTTACTAAAACATCAAAAGGTGGTTATGCTG